TCTCCCGAATTTCAATCATTTCAATTGGTAAATTATCAGGTATTCCTTTGTAATCAAAATTGATGTAAATGATATCGCCATCCACTGTTTTTATTTCTATCATATCATTTTCTAAATTAGTAATTTCACCAGTAATAATGACTGGAAAATCCCCCCCAAAATATACATTTATCCATGTTTCAGGCAATAATTCGTTTTGCCGAGCGTAACTAGGAGTGTCACTTCTACTTAAAATGTCTATACGTCTTATATTACCATCGCCAAGAGTTCTATCTGGAGTGATAGAAAGGCGAATATGACTCATAGTATTTGTATTAATAAGATATGCCTTTGAGTTGTCTATATAATCAATGATAAAGGTTTGGTCGTTTAATTCATCATTTAATGGATTGGTAATATGGATCACGTCGCCTAATTGAAGTTCTAATATTGTGTCATTGGGTTTAGGATTTGGTTGATTTGAATCTGATTCAGGTGTGGATGCCGTCTCTTCATTCGTCTCTTTTTGTTTTTCTTCATTCGTCTCTTTTTGTTTATCTTCTTGTTTCTCTTCGTTTTCAATATTTGATAACATTTGTTTCTATATTTAGAATAGAAATTCTGCTTAAGCTAAAATTCTTTAAAAAAATATAGTTAAAGACTATTTGATTATACATATTAATACATGATTTGCGCGCGATACATATTATCCAACATTACTGGGTTTAACAATATAATTACTGGTGATGATAAAAATATGCCAACTGTACTAAAATTAAACAAAGTGGAGTGCAGAACATTTAATAATTCTATTTACCGCGTGATTCGTTATGACAAAAATTTTTTAAATATTGACCTAATACCTAGTTATGGATTATGTAGGTCAGTTGTAGTAAACGCATGTAATAAGGTGGTCGCTTTTGCACCTCCTAAATCAATTGTTAGTGAACAATTTATTCAAAAATATTCGGAAACAACAACTGGTGTTGTAGCGGAAGAGTTTATTGAAGGTACCATGATAAATGTATTTTGGGACGGTTCCATTGGCGTAGATGGTGGATGGGAAATTTCCACACGTAATACCGTTGGCGCCACCTCGAGTTTTTACAAGGGACCTCGTGCACGAACATTTAGAGAAATGTTTTTGGAAGCCGCTAATGAAAATGGACTAATCTTAGATAATTTGGAAAAGGACAAGTGTTATAGTTTTGTAGTTCAACATCCAGAAAATAGAATTGTGGTACCATTTAAAAAGCCGCAACTATATTTGGTAGCAATTTATGCAATACATAATGAAGAAAACAGTATTTATGTAGATGTCTATGATGCGCAAGAATTTAGAGACATCTTTTTCGCACTGAATACAACGGTGATGTTTTCAAAAATATATAAATTTGATAAATATTCTGATTTAATTGAGAACTATGCCTCTATGAACACGCCGTATGATATTATGGGGGTTGTGTTGCATAACAAATCCACTGGAGAACGAGCGAAAATCAGAAACCCTGTTTATGAACAAGTGCGGAATTTGAGAGGTAATCAACCGAAATTACAATATCAATATTTGTCTTTACGACAGACTGGTAAAGTAGGTGATTTTTTGAAATTCTATCCTGAACACAAGCGCGATTTTTCTGGATTCCGCGACCAAGTGCATTTATTTACCAATACATTATTCATGAATTATATTTCTTGTTACATTAAAAAGGAAAAACCGTTGATGGAATTTTCTGAACAATATAGAACTCATATGTATAATATTCATCAGAAATATTTGAATCAGCTTCGAGAACAAAAATTGTTTGTTACAAATATCATCGTACAAAAATACGTGAATGAGTTGCATCCTTCACTTTTGATGTATTGTTTGAATTATCAAATGCGGAAGAGAGTTGTAGATACGGTAGCCGCGGATTACAAAATATAATCGTATTTCTATAAAAAAACAAATCAATATTTTTCTATAATTATACAAATATTATAGAAAAATGACCTTTTATTTGAAGACATTCCAGGTGCCTTGCAGAATAGAGATTATCACAATAAAGCCTAGTGCAAAAAAAATCCATAAAATAGGTCTCCATGTGTTCGATTGCGGGTTAAATTCTTCTTTGGAATGAATCGCAAAATTGGTGTATCCTAAAATATGTAATATTACAAATATTACACCAATATATATATCAAAATATGACAAGAGATAATCATTATACCATTTGTAAACTTGTCCATTATACAGATATACCTATACTAAATAATTTACTAAATCTATGTAGATATAGTAAATTACACTACTTTTACTAAGCGTTGCAGTCTTCAAACCGAAATACTTTGAAACCGACATCAAATCTATCTTTTTTTTATGCCGTAAAATTCGGCGTTTGAAATGTTAAAAGGTGTAAACCCGCACCTTTCTATGTAAAATGAAAGGAACTTCAAGGTTTGTCTACTTCAAGGTTTGCCTATTTCAAGGTTTGCCTATTTCAAAGCATGTAAATTTTGATTTTGGGAATTCTTCTAAAAACCCTGATGAGTATTCAGCGCATCTTGAATGAAACCCATGCAAAAAACACTAACAAAAAAACGATAAAACCAAATATCGGCATTATTATCGCTACCGTAGTGTCCTTCTTACCCATTCCTTCTTTAGAATCACTTGAAATATTTGTGTATCCTAAAATATGTAACATAATCAAAACAATTGCAACGCACATCAAAATATTACAGCACATATTCATTCCTCCGTTCCTAAACTTTTCCATATTATATATATATATTATAAAATAATATAAAATACGTTTACACCTTCGGTATTTATCCTTTCACGAATTTTGTAAAGTCCTTTCTAAGTTTTGTATAAATTTGTATTGCATCGTCATTACATTCTTTTAAATGGCCCTTGATGGTTGATTTCTCCACGGCATCTTTATAAGACAAACGAATAATGCTATAATTATCGTGAGGATGCATTTTCTTAAAACCACAAAAGGTTAGCATATTTGTTTCATAAAATTTGGTATATAATAAATATTCTATTACTTTTCCAATCGTATAATCTTCGTTTTCCAATATAACATCAAAACAATTGGCCATCGTATTATCCGCATTTTTGATTTCTAGTTCGTCTTTTTCGATAGTAGCGTTTAATTCATTAAATCGCGCCACTAAAATTTTACAAGCCATATCAACAATTTCGTTATTTGTATAAACTCCTATGGTGTGAATTCCAAAATCAAAACTATCTTTTTTGAAGATTCGTTTGGCGTCCAATAATTTCCAATTTTCCGTCTCAAATTTAATTTCTTTTTCGTTTTTCCCTTCGTCTTTCCATTTTTGGATTTTTCGCGCCAACTCGGCGTCTTGGGCAGCGGAATCTCCAGTAAACCCATAAGAGCAGGTCGACACCGAATTAAACATGCCATCTTCCTTGGCATTACCGATGTCAAACTCGCATGTTAAATGCAGCCGTTCACCAGGTATTTCATCCGATATTCGAGGACGTAATCTTACAAAATCAATGAAATAGCCTGTAATGTCGTCTGCTGGGAAAATTTCTCGAACTTTGTCTTGGGGTAATGACTTTCCACTAACCAAATCCTTTATAGTAAAGTGTTCGCTGGTGACATACATGGTAGTATCCGTATTATTTTCTACATTTACTTCCATGATGTAATTTTTTAATGGAAAATCATGCACATCTCTAATATGAATAGGAATACAACTTAATCTTTGTTTTATAATTTCATTGTTTAGCCGACTGGTATTGGCAATAATATTGCATTTATTTTGTTCATTGGGAGAAGTTCTAAAAATCACTAATGGAATGTCGGATAAAATGGTTCTTCTTAAGGCATTCGCTAAGCTTACGTTTACGCCGCTAAGGGTGAACCCGAAAGTGTCTACTCCGTTATCAAAAGTCTCAAGGTTAGGATTCATAATGTCTAATATATTATTATATTTAAATTGAAAACGTGAATCATTTTTTTTTAATAAACAAAAAAAATAAGTTAAATACTATTTACAAATAAATAAATATATTATAATAAATGAGTTGTATTTTATATTATAGTAAATACTGCGAAGTTTCTAAAAAATATTTACAAATGTTGTCCAAAACGAACACGCAAAATGATATACATTTTATTTGTATTGATAAGCGCGTGAAAGAAGCGAATAATAAGACATTTATCATTTTAGAAAATGGGCAAAAAATAATATTGCCTGAAAATGTTACACGTGTTCCAGCGTTGTTATTATTGAATCAAGGATATAAAGTGTTGTATGGCGAACAAATATTGGAACATTTAAAGCCTCGACAAGAAGTGGAAGTAAGAAAAGCGACGCAAAATAATATGGAGCCAATGGCGTTTTCATTTGGAGGCGGTTTTGGAGATATTGTTTCGGACCAGTATAGCTTTTTGGACCAGGCGCCAGAAGATTTGGAAGCCAAAGGTAATGGGGGTATGCGTCAAATGCATAATTATGTTGATTTGAATACGGCATTTAATGGTGAAATACAGCAGTACGGGGGCGAAGAAACCAATACAACGATTCGCGGAGTGCAGAAAATAGGCGAGGATGCATCGAATCAGGTCATGGAGGACCGCATACGCAAAATGAAGGAGGAACGTGATGCGGATATTCGAACGCTTACCGGAAATAGACCACCATCCAGCTTTTAATCCACTTTTTTCAAAAAGTGGAGCAAAACCTTCACTAAAAGTATAGAATATTTAGAACCAACATTATCAAAGCACATTTGGTTCCTAAACGTGGGTTTTGCACCGCAACGGCTTAATCTTTGCGGAAGTCCCTTCGGACTTTTCCCAAAAGTGGTTTGAATTAAAATTTTTGGAAAATTCTATATATACATATATATATATATATATAGAATGACGACCCTCACAGGTTCAACGTTTTATCTTCGTCAGTCAAGCGCGAATGTGCAGTACTCGCAAGACAATTCGAGTAATTGGACAACAGTGTCATCGTGGCCAGTTACTTTAGACACTTCAGGAGCAACTTTAAGTTTCACTACTGATTTAAGTTTAAATAGTTCTAATAATTATTTTATTATAAATAAACGCGACCAAACCATTGACGGTAATAATTACATGGTATATATTAATAATGTAAATTATTGGGTAGGTTTAGTTAAAAATGGTGGATATGTTTATACAAGTGGAAATATTGCTTTTAACAATGATGCAAAATCAAACATTACTGTGAAAAATATAAGTGTATCCAGCGTAAATAGTAATTTGGCGGCAATTGCATCAACAACAGCATATTCAGATGCTGCAGCTAAAACAGGTTCAGGTTGGATATGTCAAGCTTATTTTGGAAATGGAACATCTGATAACAATGTGATTAATTGTAATACAAACGGTTCTTGTTCTGGCGTTGCTTCATATACTCAATATTGTGTTACTAGTACATCTGTAACTGTTACTACTAATACAGCTTATACTGGTGGTGGTGGTATTTTGGGCGATAAGTGTACTGCAAATGTTAGTAATTGTTTTTCAACAGGTAAAACCGCACGAGAGGGTGGTTGCATAGTTGGGCGTTATTTTAACAATACTGGTACAGGGTCTATAACAAATTGTTATTCAACAGGTCAGATAGTCAGTCAATCAGGTGGCATAGCTGGCAATTATTGTATGGGACCTATAACCGCTTGCTATTCAACTTATAGTACAAGTGGAATTAGTAACGTGGGTGGTATCTTAGCGCCAAACGGTAATTCTTTTATAACTAATTCTTATATTTTGATGGGTAGTAGTGGCTCGACAGTACATGATGGTCTTTGTTCAGCAGGATTTAGTGGTACAGCTCCTACTAATTATTATGCCACAACTACTTCTTCAAACATATGGTCTGACACTAAAGCAAGGTCTACAAATTATTTAGTCACTTCAGGTGGTGTATGGACAGATGTCAGTTTAAATGCAACAAACGTTCCTTATAGATTGTCGGCTTTTACTGCAAATTTATACGATTCTTCTACAGGTAATAATATTACTAGCTTAAGTCCAGCTACCAGATATTCTAGTGGTTATTCATGGTATATTTGTTCGGTTACTGTAGCAGGTTCATCAACTGCTACTTA